TCGCCGCAAGCGTTGCAGCAGCAACTCGCGCAGCAGGCGCAGATGTTGTCGGCGGTGGGGTCGCAACTGCAAGACGCCATGCAGAAGCTCCAGACCGACGCCGTCAAGCAGCAGGCCATGCTGGAAAAGGCGCGGCTGGACAACGAGACGCGGCTGCAAGAAGCCAAACTGGCCGCCGAGAAAGACATTGAAGTCCAACGCCTGCGGAACGAGGCGCAACTGGCGGCGGTCGAACTGCAAGCCACGCTGAAACTGAAGCAAGTCGAGGCGCAACTAACGGCAGAAGCGCAGACGTTGGTGCAGCAATCGCATGACGCGGCGATGGACCGGCAGCACGACCTGAACGCGCACCATCTGGACGCGATGCACGAGTCAGACACGCAGATGCGGGAACACGCGCATCAACGCACGATGCCCACGCCCGCACGGGAGGACCGCGATGCCGGCCACGAGTAAAGCGCAACAGCGGGTGATGGCCGCGGCGGCGCACGGCGCATCGTTCAAGAAAGCCGAAGATTTGCGGCAATCGATGTCGCTGAAGCAATTGAAGGAATTTGCGGAGACGCCGACCAAGAAATTGCCAGAGCGCAAGCCGGATGTGAAAGACAAGTCGGACGGCGTGAAGCATCAACCGGCGACGAAAACGAGCGCGGGGCGGAAGCCTGGAGGCACCCGTCCGCACAACAATCTCGGCACGTATCTGCATCCAAAGAAAGCACGCTAAGGGGACCGTATGGCTGATGTGACGGTACAGGACGGCGATTTCATCGTGACGTCCACGGGAGAAACGGAAGAATCAGTGCGGGAGGCCTTGGCCGACCCGACACCGGAACCGGAGGCTACTGAGGCCGCACCTGCGGGCACGGATGCGCCGTCTACGGCCCCCGAGGCCGAGAAGCCTGCTGACCCGAAGCCCAAGCGCGGCGCAGACGCCCGCAAGCAGTCGATTCAGGCCGAAATTGACGAATTGACCGCCAAGCGGCATGAAGCGCGTCGCGCCATGGAAGCCGAAACGGCGGAATTGCAGCGGCTGCGCGAGGAATTGACCAAGCAGCAGCGCCAGGCCGTGCCGACAGCCGGAGACGGAACCGATCCAGAACCGACGCTGGATGCGTTTGAGACCTACGATGCGTTTGTCCGCGCCCAGGCGCAATGGGCGGCGCGGCAGGTCATCAAGGAAACGCGGCAGCAGGACTTGCAGCGGCAAGCCGCAGACTTGGCCCTGCGCGAACAAGACCAACGGGTGCGGCACTGGCAGCAGCAATGGCGAGAGGCGCAAGCGTCGGACCCGACGTTTGAAACGTCTATTCGGCCCGAACTGCTGGACTTGAAACCGTGGAGCGCCTTGACGCCCGACGAACGCAAAAGCGCAACCGTGTATAATGCGATTGCGGAAGAAGTCCTGCGGGCAGACAACGGGCCGCGCCTGTTGCAATATCTGTCCGAACACTTCGATACCGAATTTCAGCGCCTCGCCTCGCTGCAATCACCGGATGACCTCCGGTGGTCAATGGCGAAACTGCAAGGTCGGCTTGATGCTGCTTCTTCCATCGGCCCAGCATCGACGCCGCGTCCTATTAGTAGCGCAAAGCCTCCCATTAAGCCGATGGGGAGTGCGCCTAGCGCCGGCGACGACAACGAGTTGTCGGACGATTTGCCCATTGAGGAATACATCCGGCGGGCCAATCACCGCGACCGTGTGCAACGAGCCGGCAGGTAACGAGGCATGGCAAATACACTGGCAACCCCGACGTGGGTTACGAAGGAAGTGGCGCGAGGCTACATCAACGCGCTGAAGTTCGCCGCGAACGTCAATCGGTCGTATGACGACCAGTACGAGCAGGCCGGCGCGAAGGTGGGCAACACGGTCAATGCGCGTCTGCCTCAGCGTTTTGCGGTCACCGACGGTCAGGGTCTGCAAATGCAGGCGCTCTACGACCAGACGGTGCCAATTACGCTGACCAACCAGAAGAACGTCGCGTTTGGCTACTCGTCGGCCCAGGCGACGACGGAGCTGGACAACATCCGTGAACGCTACGTCAGCCCGGCGGCGGAATCGCTGGCCAACGCCGTTGATGTGCTCGGGTTCAACACCGTGGTCCGCGACATCTACTCGTCGGTTGGCACCCCCGGCACGACCCCGACGGCCACGCTGACCTACCTGCAGGCGATGACCAAACTGACCGACCTTGCGACCCCGCTCGATGGGCGCGTGGCGGTGCTGGACCCGCTGGCCATGCAGACCCTCGTAGCCAACACGCAGACGATCTTCAACCCGTCAGCGACCATCAGCGAGAACTACAAGAACGGCATGTTTGGCCGGAACCAACTCGGCATTGGCGAGTGGTACCAAGACCCGAACAAGCTGGTGCATACCACCGGCACGTTCACGTCGTCCACGCCGCTGGTCAACGGCGCTAGCCAGACCGGCTCGTCTATCATCACGGACGGCTGGGCGTCGGGGGCGTCCACGCTGAACAAGGGTGACGTGTTCACCATTGCGGGCGTCAACACGGTCAACCCGCTGTCGTATGCCGACACGGGCCGTCTCCAGCAGTTTGTCGTGACCTCGACCATCTCGGATACGTCGGGCGCGATGACCATCAGCATCAGCCCGTCGATTATCACGTCGGGGGCGCTTCAGACGGTGTCGGCCTCGCCGGCAGACAACGCCACCATCACGGTGCTCGGCGCAACCGCGGCTGCCTCGGGCACGCTGGCGACCACCGCGTCGCCGCAGTCGCTGGTCTACCACCCGGACGCGTTTGCGCTGGTCATGGCGGACCTCGTCAAGCCGGGCGCGGGTGCCACGGCCACCACGGTCAAGAGCAAGGCGCTCGGGTTCTCGATCCGCATGGTCGAGCAGTACCAGATTGCCACGGACCAGAATCCCAGCCGTCTGGACATCCTGCTCGGGTGGGCCACCATTCAGCCGCGTCTGGCTGCCCGCGTGTGGGGCTAAGGAGAACACATGGCTCTGACGACAACGACTCTGTCCTCGGCGGTGACCTCGACGGCCACCTCAATTGTGGTGGCGTCTGGCACCGGGTTCGCGGCGGGCAATCTCATTGAGGTTGACGGCGAACTGATGCAGGTAGCGAAGCAGTATGTGAGCGGGACGACCATCCCGGTCACGCGTGGGCTGGACGGCACGGTGCAGGCGGCGCATGTGGCGTCGGCCAACGTGACGACGGGACTGCCGTCTGACTTCGCGCAACCGGCTCCGCAAGCGGTGACTACCCAGCCGAACGTGATGACCACGGCGCTGACCAGCTATTCGGCGGCGGGCGCGATTAGCTTTGGCACGGCGCAGTGGAACATTGCGGTCATCAACGGCACCTCGGCGCTGGCGATGACGCTGGCCAACCCGACCAAGGATCAGGACGGCATGTACCTGCACATCGTGGCGAACGGCAAGGCCGCGCACACGGTGACCTGCTCTGGCGGTCTGGGCAACGGCGGCGCGTCGTACGACGTGGGCACGTTCTCGGCCACGCTGGCGATGTCGTCCCTGCTCGTGGCCTGCAACGGCTACTGGGTGTCGGTCGGCCCCACGGGCGCGACGGCAATGGTCGGATCGCCGGCCTGGGCCTAATCACACAACGAAGGAGTGCATCCGCAATAGGGCGGGTGCGCTCCTTTTCTGTCAGACAAGGGGATCGACATGGGTGTCGTCAGAACTGGAGAGTCGGCCTACGACAAGGAATTCGTCAAGTGGGATACGCCGCAAAGCCAAGGCGGCATGAAGCCCGACACGTTCCAACCGTTTCCGGCGATGCTCTACAAGGCCCATCAGCGGGACAACGGGCAGTGGGCGGTATCGGACCCGTTTGATGAAAACTGGAGTCGTCGCTGCTACCTCATTGTGCGGGACGATGCAGAAATGCGTCGGCATCTGGACAATGGATGGCGGCCCACGCCCGCCGAGGCGTTGGCCTATGCAGAACGGCATCAGCGGGCCATTGCCGATGCGGCAGCAGAACGCCATTATGCCGACCAGCGACTGAGCGAATCCGCGCAGCGCGAAGCGGCGGCGGCGGATGCGGCGACCAACGACCATGTGCCGGATGTGCCTGCGCCCAAAAGGCGTGCGCGGGCCACGGCGACGTTCCAGGCGTAAGAGGAGAGCCGTATGGCTGCACAGGTATCCACGGTCTACAACCGGGCCATCGCCATTACCAAGAGCGATACGGTCAACTTTGACGGCAGTACGTATTCGGCCAATCCGGTAACCAAGCCGTTGGCGGCAGATGCCATCTACATCGGCGCACCGGGCAACGTGGTGGCGGTGTTTGAAGATGGGTCCACGGCGTTGTTTACGACCAGTGCGGCGCAACTGCTGCCCATCAAGTGCATTCGCGTCAATAGCACGTCAACCACGGCGTCTGCCATGATTGCGCTGTATTCGGTGTAACGGAGACGGGACATGGCCACTTTTGTCAAATACAACACGTTTGCTGGTGACCTGTCGTCCGGGTTCCATGACGTGGTGGGCAGTGCGGGGTCCACGGCCAACACGCTCAATGTCGCGTTGACCAATACCGCGCCGAGCGTGAGCGCCAACACCGTGCTGGGCGACATTACCGAGATTGGCTCGGGCAACGGGTATGCGTCGGGCGGCGTAAGCACGTCCAATAGCGGCAGCAATACGTCAGGCACCGTGACCGTGACGGGCACCAACGTGACCATTACGGCCAGCGGCGGCAGCATTGGGCCGTTCCGGTATGTCGTGCTGTATAACGCCACGCAAACCAGCCCGAACAAGCCGCTGGTGGGGTATTGGGACTACGGCAGTGCGCTGACGTTGGCCGATGGGGAATCGCTGACGGTGAAGTTCAACAGCGGTGTCTCCAGCGGGACGTTGTTCACGGTGTCCTAATGCGGGCGTGTTGCGCGGACGCGGAGAATCAGCGTCTCGACGTAAACACTGAGACGATGCGTGTCGTCTCGTGTCGGGCCTGCGGGGTGCGGGTCATTGAATGGCGCGTGCAACCAGGACGGCTGGGCGTCCACGCCACTCCACCACCGCAATAACGCGGCGATGCCACCAGTTCGCTCGATCCGCATCGACACTGACGCCCTGCGACTCGAGGATGGGTCGCAAGGCGCGCGTGTGTTCCCGTGGTCGAATCTCCCGACCAACCCGCACACCATCGACGCAGCAGAGACCGCAGTCACGAACTGGTTGCGGCAATCCGCGGATGGCCACTATCAGGTAGCGGTACATGTGTTCTCGCTCGACCCGCTGCGCCTGACCGTGCTCACGGCCAACGTGGGCGAAACGATCCCCGCGAACTGGTGGGCTGACTGATGGCCAGTGCCATCTGGATGGAGTCGGGCACCGACGCCACGCAGGATATCTCGTTCTGGACCGGCTCTGCCGGGTCTGTGTCGTCCGCGACTGATCAATCGCAGACGGGTGGTCGCTCTATCAAGCTCAATACCACGTCGCCAGCGGTGACAGCGACGGCGTACAAGAGCGGCGTGTTCAACGACGCGGGACGCCGCCTCAGCATCTACGTGCGGCTCAATACCGTGTCTGGCATGGCGGCCTCTCGCAACCTGTTCAACGTGCAAACGTCGGCAGGCAGCGGCATCATCGGCCTGCAAGTGAACCCCAGCGGCAGCTACTCGTTGCAGTTGACGAATGCCTCCAGCGGCACGGCTCAATACACGTTGACCGGCACGATCGTGGCAGACACCTGGTATCGATTCTGTATCAGCTACACGATCACCAGCTCCACGAACTATCAGGTCACGGTGTATCGGGACGGTGTGCAGGTGGGGAACGTCACCTACGCCACGGGCAGTTTTGCCATTGCGACGGGGTCAGACCGTCTGCAACTGAGCGCCTCGTCGGTGCTCGGAGCCAATGTCATCCGGTGGTACGACGACATCTACATCGATGACGGCGCGGACTATACGGACACGGGCGACATCCATGTCACGGCCAAGCGTCCGAACGCCAACAGCACGAACACATTCGACACGACGACCAGCACCACCAACTCTGGCTACGGCACCGGCAACAGCATCTATGTAAACGAGCGACCGCTGGCCACGACGGGCGCTCGGCGCATGAACGGCACGGGCGGCTCAAAAATCGAAAACTTTGCCATTGAAAACGCGGCGACCGGCGACGTGGACCTCACCGGGAAATCGCTGGTGGCACGGTTGTCGTGGATGCACGCGTCGGGCATCAGTACCGACACGATCTACGACAACGCGTCAGCAGCCACACCAGGCTCGGGGACTGTCAGTGGGGCGGGCATTTACTACACTGCCGCGACCAGCACCACGTACCCCAGCAACCCCGCGGCAGGCATGGGCCGCCCGACCGGCAACGCCACCGACGCCATCCTGAACGAGTGCGGCGTCCTGATCGCCTACACGGCAGTCACGGGGTATTCGTTAGATGCCATCGCCGGCAGTCTTGCGGTGACGGGAAGCGCGGCGGCAGTCCTTGCCTCAAGATTGCTTGACGGGCTGGCAGGCCATTACGTTGTCACGGGGTCTGCCGCAACGACGGTGGCGTCTCGAAACGTAGCGGCTACGGCAGGCGCGTTTAGCGTGACGGGCGCATCGGCCTTGACCGTGGCCGCACGGCTGGTGGCGGCAGCCGCTGGCACAGTCACTATCACAGGCACGTCGGCGCAGACGCTGGCCACACGTCGTCTCAACACAGACGTGGGGTCGTATAGCGTGACGGGCGTGGATGCGGGAATGTGGGCCTCACGCGTACTTGGGGCTACCGCCGGGGCATCTGCCATTACCGGCGCGTCGGTGTTTTTGACGCGAGGCGTGGCGCTCAATGCAGCCACTGGCTCGGTCACCATTACGGGCGCACCCGCCACCCCATTGGCCTTGCGGGTGGTGATAGCGACGTCTGGCGCGTTTCTGATTGCCGGCAGTGACGCCATCCTGACCACGGAAGAACCGACCGCGACCATCCTCCCGTTCCAACGCTTTGATTGTGTTTACAATAAAGGCGTCAGCCTCACGCCCAGCGATACGGTCAACGTAGACGGCACGACTGGCACGGTCACCAAGCCGGTGCCATGCGATGCGGTTTATGTTGGTGGGGCTGGCACGGTGGCCTGTGTACTGGAAAACGGCAATGTCGCGGTGTTGTCGGTAGCGTCTGGGTACATTCTGCCGGTGCGCTTTATTCGCATTAACAGCACGGGCACGACCGCTACGCAGTTGGTGGCGCTTTATGAGGTCTAGAACATGACAGCGGCTGACCTGATTACTGCGGCCCTGCAACGCCTGTTGGTGGTGGAACGCGGGGCCACGCCCAGCGCGGACGATATCAACATCGGTCTGCAACGTCTCAACGACATGATTGAGAGCTGGCAGAACGAGCGTCTGACCACGTATATCCAGTCCCGGTATACGTGGACGCTGACCTCCAACAAAGCGTCTTACACGGTGGGGTCTGGTGCTGAGATCAATATCCCGCGCCCGCTGTTGCCGCAAGACATCACAGTCAAGGTCCGAGACACCAGCCAAACGCTGCCGCCGGAACTGAACCTCAACAACCTGACGGACGACGCCTGGGCTGCCGTGCCCATCAAGAACCTGACATCGGTGTATCCCACGGCGTATTACTACAGCCCGACCTACGACACCACGGGCTACGGCACCCTGACGTTCTGGCTAGTGCCAACCAGTGCCACGCTGCAAGGCGTTATTTACTATCGGTCACCCATCAGCACGCTGGCGCTCTACGACGACATTTATCTGCCGCCGGGGTATCTGCGGGCGCTGCGCGACAATCTGGCGATAGAACTCGCCCCGGATTACTCGCTGCAACCGTCGCCGGTATTGATGCAGACGGCCATTGAGGCCAAGGGCAACTTCAAGCGAATGAATGAGCGACTGGCGGATATGCAGTGTGACGCGGCGGTCACCAACCAGTCCAAGCCGTTCTACAACATCTTTGTGGGGCCGTAATGGCGCGGTATCCGGGTTTTGTCTTTGGGTCGGACCCTGTGCAGTCGCCGCTGGCTGACCCCCAGCGCACCGTGAACTGGTATCCGGAGCCAATTCAGGCTCCCGGCGCAGCCAACAGCGCCGTGCTTTATCCCACACCCGGGTGGCGCACCTATGTCAACACGGACTACGTGGGCTGTCGGGCGCTGTACGCCATCGACGCCTCCTGCTATGCCGTGGTGGGAGCTGGTCTGTTTCGCATCAACGGCGACAACAGCGCCACGCAACTCAACAGCAGTGCGTTGTTGGCCGTGGACGACAATCCCGCCCAGATGGTGTGGGACGGTCATACCGACCACAAATTAGCCGTGTGCAGCGGCGGCAAGCTGTATTTGTACGATACGGCCCCCACCACCGCGCCGTGGACGACCACCCCGTTGTCCAACCCGGTGCTGTTTACGTCCGGGGACGTCACCATCAGCATTGCCTCGCCTGCGGTCATCACGCAGACCGACCACGGGTTTGTGGCCGGCGATGTGGTGATGTTCAACACGACCGGCGCACTGCCCACGGGTCTGAACGTTGGCACCATCTATTACGTCATTGCGGCAGGGTTGACGGCCAACGCGTTTGAAGTATCGACCACGGCGGGCGGGTCTGCGGTCAATACGTCCGGCACCCAATCGGGCACCCACACGGTGTTGCACGGGGAAGTGCCCGCGTTTCAGGTCAACATGATTGAAGCGCGGGTGTTGGCGTTCGACAACGACAGCAAGACGCTGTATTGGTCGGACACGGACGACGCGACAACGTGGCAACCCCTGAACTACACGCAGCGCAGCATTGCCCCGGACCCGTGGCTGGCCATGACCGTGGACGGCAAAAACCTCATCTGGCTGATTGGCGAACAGACGGGCGAGGTCTGGTATTACAGCGGGGCGCTCGATGCGCCGTTCCAGCCGGTGCCGGGCGCGGTGTTCCGCTACGGGATTGCCGCCCCGTGGTCGTTGACGTCAATGGGCGACCAGGTGGTGTGGCTGTCGCAGAACGTCAGCGGTGGCGGCATCGTGGTGATGACCAACGGGTACCTGCCGGAACGCATTTCCACGTATGCCGTGGAAGCCGCGATTGCGCGGTATGCGGCCACCGTCGGCATTGACGACGCGGAAGGCTACACGTATCAGCAGCAGGGCCATGTGTTCTACGTCCTGACGTTCCCCGGAGCCAATGCGACGTGGGTCTTCGATATGACCACGGGTCTGTGGCACGAGCGCGGGTCGTGGAACAGCAACACGCTCCAATATGAAGCGTGGCCTCCGCGCTGGCACGCGTTTGTCTACGGCATCCATTTGGTGGGCGACCGTAACAACGGGTTGATTTGTGAGCTGTCGACAGACGTGGCCACAGAATGCGACGGCAACCATATTCGGCGCTTGCGTATTCCGCCGCCGTTAGCGTGCGCTGACCGCATGGAACGCATGGTGGTCAGCCGTCTGGAAGTGTTGCTGGAACCCGGCATGGCCAGCTCGGGTGAGACCGCCACGGTGTTGATGCGAACCAGCACCAACGTCAAAACGTGGGGACCGCAGCGGTCAGCCAGTGGCGGGTTGACGGGCGAATATGACAAGCGCGTGGTGTGGTATGCCTGCGGGTCCAGTTTGAACCTGTGGGTGCCGGAAATTACGGTCAGCGATGCGGTGCCGTGGCGACTGCTGAATGCGGACGTGAAGGGCACGAACATCCAGGGCGTGACGGATGGCGCTACCTAATCTCCCGCCGCAGCCGCTGCTGACGGACGTGCTGGAAGCCCCGCGTGGACTCACGGTGGCGCGAAAGATTCACCGTGTGTGGTCGCAATGGCTGACTGCCGTGATTGACCGGGTGCAAAGCGCCCCCATCATGTTGACCACGTCGTACCAGAAGAACGTGGCGGCAGCACTATCGGGACAAGTCTTGTTGCCGGCAGCGAACAATACGCAGACAGGTCTCTACCGTATTAGCTACCACACGGACCTGAATATGGCGGGCGGCAAGGCCAAGTTGACCGTGTCGTATACGTGCGACGGCAGCGTCAGAACATTGACGGGCGTCGAAGTGTCGTCGTTGGCAGACCCCACGTCCGGGGTGATGGTGATTGACCCGGATGTCAGCACGGCGGTGACATACGGCACAACCTGTGTGATTCCCGGCGGCGGGATTAGCTACAATTTGTCAGTGACGTTGGAGCGCCTGCTATGACACACCGCGTGCTGCCGCGTGAGGAATGGGCGCGACTGGACGGCACGTTGCTGTGGCCGGCGGCGCGGACATTTGACCCCGAGGCACGCGTCATGGTGGTCGAGCGCGACGGCGAGATTCTGGCGTGTGCGGCCTATTACCCGCAGTGGCACTTGGACGGCGTGTGGATCAGGTCTACGGCTCCCAAAGCCTCGGTCGGTCGCCGGTTGCTGCGATTGGTGCGAGACGGCGCACGGGAGCTGGGGCTGTCGCATGTCTGGGCCATGGTCGCCTCAGACCGCAGTCGCAAACTGGTGCGGGCCTTGGGGCCGGTGTTTCAGTTTGAATGCGACCACTACGAAATTGACGTGCGAGGGAAGTGATGCCAAACCCACCGCCGCCCATGACACTGACCTCTCGCCCGTTGCCTTCATCTGGAGCAAGTATGGACCCTGTCACTGTTGGACTAATGGCCGCGTCAACCGCCGGAAATCTGTACTCCGGCAAGCAGCAGGCCAAATCGTCGCAAGCGTCTTCCGACCAGCAAGCGCAAGCTAATCGTGCGCAACTGGCGTACATGGCGCAGAAGGACTACGAAGCGCAACTGGCCGCAGAAGCCGCGCAGCGGTCCAATTACGACATGTGGCGCTCGGGCCAGGAGCTGGATTACAACCGCTGGAGAGCCAATCAACAGACCAGCAACGATTTGCTGCAAGCGCGTGAGCAGCGCCTTGGCGCGTTGGGGCAACTGATTGGTGCGCCGGCGCGGGCGGCGATTACGACCGAGATTCCGGGCTACACGATTCCCGACTACGTGCCGGGACCGATGCCCACGCGTCCGTCTGGCGGCACCACGCTGCGTGATTACCTGAACAAGTAGGACGGTATGGCTGCACAACCCGAACAGAATCCCTCGGCCAATTTGGGCACGTTGAGCGAGACCGACCGCCAACAATACGCGGCGCGGATGCGCCTGCGCTATCAGCAGTATCTGGGGCGTGAGGCGACGGATGCCGAACTGGAACCGAATCTGGCGTCCCGCGATGCCGCCGAACGGCATCTGGAGAATATCGGGAACAGCCTTGAATACCTGACGCTCAAGGAAACGCACCCCGATTGGTTTAACCCCAACGGGACGTTGAAGACGGGCTACACGAACCAGGGGCCGTCTGCCGCGAGTGGAGCCGGCGCGTCGTCTGGTGGCGGGTCGTCGTCCAACTACGGCACGTCGGTCAATCTTGACCCCGCCTACATTGAACAGCAGGTCCGGGCGGCGTTTGCGGAAAAGGGCGTCCAGAACCCGAGCCAGAACGATGTGGCGTATTGGGTTCGCAAGGCCACCACGCCGGATGTCTACAGCGACGGCAAAGTGCGCGTCGGGTGGAACAACTACTGGAAGACCAAACTCATCACGGGTGCGGCCTCCGCAGACCCCAACCTTGCCGGCAATGAAGGCGTCATCAGTAACCCGTCGCAGTGGGGCATCCAACTGGGCGGGGGCGGGTCGATTGACCTCAACGCCCCGCTGAACCAGCAATACACGGGCGAGATGCCCACGGTGCCGACCTCGGCCCCGCTGCCGGAAGTCCCCAACGCGCCGGCCTTCCAAGGCCCAACGTGGGAATCGGTGTATCAAGACCCCGGCTATCAGTTTGCGCTGAAGCAGGGCATCGAGGCGACCCAGAACGCGCAAGCGGCCAAGGGGATGCTGCACAGCGGCGCCACGCTGAAGGCGCTGAGTGGGCTGGGCCAGCAAACGGCCACGCAGTTCTACAACGATGCGTTTACCCGTGGGCTGAACACCTACAACACCAACTACCAGACGCAGTATCAGAACCCGTATCTGGCGCGGGTGAACCAGTGGCAACTGAGCAATGATGCGGCGCAACGGCAGTATCAGAACCAGTGGGCGCAGTACCAACAGGGCTACAATCAGTATCGCAACTGGCAGAACGACGTGTGGAATCGCCAATTCGGGTATGCCACCGCTTAGGATGACGCATGGCTTTTGAATACACGCCGTATCGCAGCCCGTTTGTTGGGGCCATTGCTGACCTGATTGGGCAACGGGGCGACAT